TTCTTGTCCTCGTCGAGGAGGCGGACGGACCATGGGACGACCTTGATCCCGAGGGAGCGACAGGTCTTCTCGTCGATGCCGTAGGTACTGGCGATCGGGCGGACCTCGCCTTCGATCGGGTTAAACACTCGTGGGGTCCTTGGGGTCGATGGGGTGTAGGTGGAGCCGTCAGGAGGCTCGAAGTGGCCGCAACCGTGGCACCAGCCGCGCCCGGAGGCGTAGCGGGCCAGGTTGTCGCGGGAGCCGCACTCCGGGCAGGACTCGTGACGGAGGAAGGCGCTGGTGTCGCGCTCTCGGTCCATGCGTTTTCCATTGATGTTGCGGGGTTCGGGAGGCCCCAGCGGTGAAAGGGTCAAAGCCCGCTGGTGCCACCGGAAACCCGATGTTGATTGGTCCCGCGAAGTGGGCGAAAAGCGCCGATCAACACGGGGGTTTTGATGAAGTACTGGGGTGGGATTGCGCTAGCGCTGGTAGCGGCGCCCGTCGCCGCGAAGCAGGATTACGCGAGCTACGAAGGCAAGGACGCGATCCAGGAGGGCCACGGAGGCACGAAGGTCGCGAAGAACGGCATAGACTTTTGGACCTCAGGGTCGCCGCCTCGCCGCTTCCAAGTCCTTGGCATCCTAACCGATGCTCGGAAGGACCGCCTTCTCGACGGGAACGTCATCGGGTCCAAGTCGGTAGCCAAGAAGACGCTAGAGGCTGGTGGCAATGCGGTGATCGTTGCCGGCTCCGACACAGCGGCGGCCGGGTTCGTGCAATTCAACAATGCCTATGCGAACGGGAATGGGTTTTCCGGCAACTCGACGGGCCGGATGGTCAACCGCACCACGACGCGCCTCATCGTTATCAAATACCTGGACTGACGAGGCGAAAAGAAAGGGGGCCGATAAGCTACTTGCGGTAACAATCGGCCCCCTCGGGGCAATCAGTCGTCCTTGATGGGAAGACGGATCATTTGTGGCTCAGGGAGAGCAACTCGCCCCCAGCGAACTGGAGACGGTAGTTCCCGACGTCGAGCTGATTGGCATCAGCAAGGGGACGGGAGGCGGACACCAGCGCCTCGACGGCGGCCTCCAAGGACTGAAGGGGCGTGAGGGCTGGCGCCGTGGGCTTGGGGGACTTGGCGGGCTTGGCGGTCGGTTCGGTCATTGAGGTGCCTTTCGATCGAATAGCGCCCGTCCGATCCAGTCGCCGACACGCCACGCCCCGACGAGGGTGCAGCCGTTCACGACCAGGTCGGCGGCCGTCATGCTTCGACGCTGTAGTGGTAGCGGGTGTAGCGCCGGCCGGAGACGGGGTGCTTCTTGGCCTCGGCGGTGACGTTGTAGCCCGCGTCGCGCAGTTCGGTGACACGGCGCGTCAGGGTGCCTCCGCACATGTCCAGGTCGATCATGGCCTCGCGGGACGAGACCTCGCCGGTCGACTGGAGGTAGTCGAGGAGCTGCTTGGCGCGGGGCGTGATGTGGCGGTACTTCGGCATAGCGGCGATCCTTCTCAGATGGTCTTGGGGCCGAGGCGCATCAGCTCGGCGAGGCGCTTGGCGCGGTTGCCGACTTGGCCGGCCCACTTCGAGGCGAGCATGTTGTCGGCGGCGTCGGAGTAGTGACCCTCGCGGATGTACCGGAGGGTGTTGCGGAACGAGGTGAGCCCGTTGCCTCCGTTCCCGATCCCCATGTTGAAGCACATGTTGATGAGGACTCGCTGGCGGACGAGGTCGAGCTTGCGCCACCACGGGAGCACCCGGTCGAGGTCGGCCTTGGCCCGCTTGATGTCGTTGGAGAGAAGCGCCTGAGACGCGGCCTTCGAGATGCCCTTCTGGACACACGATGCCACGGTGATCTTCAGGGCCTCGGTCTCGGCCTTGGAGATGCCGACGTCGTCGAGGTTGCGGCCCACGCCGATTGTGCGCTTGCCGGCGGTACAGCGATACACCTTGAGGCGTTCGCCCTCGTCTCGGGACAGCTCGGCGCGGAGGATTTCGTCGTTGAGGTCTTCGTCGGTCATAGTCGTCCTTTCGGGGCCGCGAGGCCCTTCAGGGCGCGGCTATGCTGAGGCGGCTTCAAGGGCCGCGTGACGGGAGGGGCTGTCGGGTTCGTCGATCCAGGCTTGCGGGATCGTCTTGTCGGCGAAGGGGATGCCGTGCTTCTCGCACCAGGCGCCGTAGGTGGTCTTCGAGCCCTTCCGGATCGGCGAGGCCGAACGGGAGAACACGAAGCGGATGTCTAGCGCGGGGTGCTGCTTGCGGATCAGCTCGTGCTTCTGGCGATCGGCGGTGTCGAAGAGGCCCTTGGTCTCGACGATTATGCCGTTCGGGAGAATGAAGTCGGGGGTGTACTTGTGACGGGAGGCGGGCTTCTCGTAGGAAACCCTGACCTCCTCGTACCGATAGGCGACCCCGAGAACGTCGAGGGCCGCCATCGTCTTGTCTTCGAGGCCAGAGCGGCCGTGTAGCTTCACCCGACCCTTAAATGTCGAGGATGCCACCATCGCCCTCGTCGAACGGCGGGGTATCTTCGGCGTCGTCCAGGTCCAGGCCGAGGTCATTGACGTCGCCCGTGTCCTCGTCGTCGATGCTGAAGCCGCCGCCCTCATAGGCCGCGAAGTCCGCCGTGCCCTTGCCGCCCTTGACGAGCTTGATGAGCTGGACGCCCGTGAGCGTGAACGACACGCCGGGTTCCTTGGTCGTGACCTTGTTGCCGTCCTTGTCGCGCTCCGTGACCGTCAGCTCGTAGGAGCTGAAGTAGCCCTGGAGCAGGCCTTCGGAGCCGGCGCCGATCGTGAGGCCCTTCAGGACCTTGTCGGGGATGGGCTTGCCTGACGCATCGACGATCGCGGGCGGGAACTGCGACTTCGTCCGGAACATGAGGTTGCCGGTCGGCTCCCGCTTGCCCTGGTCGTTCTTCGCGGTCTCCTGCTTCAGCGGGAGATTGGCGTTCTTGGGCGAGCCGAGCTGCTTCATGGCGTCGGCGATGACGACCTTAGCGCGCTTCATGGCGTCGGTGGTCGGCGCGGCGATGCCGTCGACCTTGTACTTGTTGTCGGCATACTTGCCTTCGCTGTCGGGCGCCGTGAGGTGCGGATAGGCGAAGACGAACGGGCCAACGGTGGCCTTGATACGTGGCGATTTTGCCATTGTCGGGTAGAGAAACTCTTGGGAGGCTTGGGCCACGATCGGCAACGTTCGCCAATCGTGTAGAAAAGGTGCTCAAGCCTGAAATGAAGAACCCCCCGGACCGCTAGGGACCGAGGGGCACTTAAAGGGGCTTGTGCAATAGTCAGCACTAATGGCGATATTCGACGATCGTGGAGCGTTAGGCGAAGGCGTATAGGCTCTCGCGAATGAGGTTGAGGTCGAGGTCTCCTTTGGCCGGAATGGCCGGCAGCTTCTCCAGGCTCTCATCGGACAGAACGGACCGCGCGTAGGCATCCAGCTCCGCGAGGGGGCAGTAGGTCGCGTAGCAGTCGATGAACGCCTCGCGGATCGCGTCCGAGAAGCGCTCCATGTTTCCCGCGTGGGTGCCGAAGGAGTCGTGGATCATCAGGAAGTGGCTGATGCCCTGACGCTTCGCCATCGCGACCGAACGCTGGAGGTGGGCGCCGTCCATGGAGTGGATGACGTTGGGCGACGCGGCCGAGCGCATCCGCTTCTTCTCGACACGCTTCGTCGGTGCCTCACGGATGAGGAGCTGAATACGGGCGAGCGCATTGCCTTCCGCGTCGGTCTTGTCGTTCCCGGTCGGCACCTTGATCGAGCGATCGTAGAGCCACAGGTTCACGGCCTTCGAGACGTACTCGCTGTACCGCTGGACGACCGGGAGGCCCGTCTGGGTCCGCCAGACCATGGAGCGTCCCTCATGCGCCAGGAGCGCGGCGACGGACTGTATCCACGTGGCAGCCTCATCGGCCATTGGGGCCACCTCGACCACAGCCGCATAGGTGTGGGCCGCCATGACCTGTGCGCAGCTATAGCCGCCGTCCATCTCCCAGCGGGTCTCGTTGGTCTCCTTGTTGGTGCGCTCGGTTAGTACGGAGTACGGATGGGCCTCACGCTTCCCCATGGCGACCTCGTCGGCGATCGGCCGCATCGTGTCCTCCATGTGCTGGTCGCGCATCCCGAACTTACCGGACCCGTAGAAGTAGGTCATGACGTTGCGCTTGACCTCGCCGCGCCCGAAGCCCTCGTTGAGGATGATCTGGCACAGCTCGCCCTCCCGGCGTTCCTTGGAGCCGTCGTCATACGCTTGGGCTCGGAGGACCGTGCGCTCCAGGGACGGGACAGCGACGTCGGCGGTGATCTGGTAGATGTCGCCCACCGTGTCGCGCGGGACGAGATTGACGTGGTGGGCTTCCTTCGCGGACCGCGTCAGGGCCGAGTAGTGCTGAAGGCCCGAACAGGACCCATCGGCCGCGATGGCGATCGAGGACAGGAAGTTCTCCGAGAAGTCCTCGTCGGACCAGCGGGCGTATTCGATGCAGGCCTGTAGGAAGCAGAACGGGCTATCGGCCGACGACCAGTAGTCGACGTGCGCCTCCGGGTCCTTTCCGCACGCGATGATGCGCTCTCGGTTCTCCTCGACCCATGCGGTCCGCACGTCGAACGGCTTCTTCGAGACCTTCCCGAAGTCGCCACAGTTCGCGAGGTGGATGCGGAGCCACCGGCCGCCCGAGGCGCCGAGCGGAAGAGGATCGGCGAAGCGGAAGAGCGCCTTCATGTAGTCCGACCGCTGGTGGTTGAAGTGCGGCACCGCATAGACCCGGCCTCGGAAGTCGAGGTTATGGGGCACGAAGAACGCCTCGGCCTCTGCCAGCTCGACCGCCATGGCGATGTCCCCATCGAGCGTGATGCGGGACCGCTTGGCGGACTTGCTCACGATCGCCTTCGCCACACGCTCGCGCGAGACCGCCGTCCGCTTCTCTTGCGACCACGAGGCCCACTCAGCGCTGTCGACCTTCGCTGGCACCTCGGGCGTCTTCCCCTTAGGGAGCGGGAACTTGGCCCCCGGCTGGTGCCCCTCGTCCTTCGCCCACTTGATGAGCCGGAGGATGTCTTGGTCGATCGCGAACCGCGTGTCCTGGATGGCGTTCACCGCCTCAAGGACCTCCTGCATCGAACCGTCCTTGATGGCCTCGCGGACCAGTCGGCGATGCTCGCCGCTGAAGGTCTTCACGAGCGGCACGGTCTTCGAGACCCGGAGGTCCAGGTAGGCGCCGGTGGTAATGGAGGTCCACGGGCGCGGCGGGGCGATCATGGGCGTATAGACCGGGCGGGTGAAGGCAGCGACGTCCTCCATGGCCAAGAGCATCTCAACGGCCGCCGGGGTCATCTCGACCGCCGGGATCATGTGAAGCCCCTTCGGGCCCTTCTGCTTGACCTTGGTGGTCACGAAAACCTCTGCGAGGTCCTTCAGGATGACGTTGAGCACGAGCTGGCCCACGAGGACGCGGGTGCTGCCCGACCAACCCAGGTCGATGTCGAGGCCGGCGACAGTCGCATCGTGGCGGTCCTCCAGCGTTCGCGCCGAGGCTCCCTTCTCCGCGAGCGCCTTCAGGGCCTTAGCGCGCTTCTTGTCCTTGGACTGGATCGCCTCGGCCTCAAGCTCCACCTGGGCGCGGCGGCCGATCTGGTGCGCGATGGCCGAGACGGTGCCGCCGTTTGGCAGCTCATGGAAGACGGTCGATAGGCCGATGAGGGCCAGCTTGTCCGGATCGCTCATCTCGATCGGCTTGAAGCCTACCGGCTTGCGGCCCTTGGCGGTCCGAGCGGCCTCAAGGTACTCGACGATCCCCTTGGACACGATCGGCAAGGCGCCGCGCAGGAGCTTCGCGACCCCGTCCGTGTGCTCCAAGCCCTCCCGTTCGGCCTTGGCGACCTGCTGGTCCTGGAAGCGCTGTACGCCTCGGTCGATCGCGATATTCTCGCGGCTGAGCTGGGCGGCGATCATTTCGTCGGTGAGCATAAGCGGGTCCTTCGCTTTTGTTTCGAGGGGCACCTCAGGGGCAGATGCAGCCAACCCCATCGGTTAGGTTCGTCAATAGTGGAATATCTACACACGGCGCGGACGAAAGCAACCCATTAGTGCTGGTGCCTCGCCGACACGAAAAAAGAGCCCTGGGTGGTCCCCCACCCAAAGCTCCTCAGTCGACAGAAATTGGAAGGCGGGTCGAACCCGTAACAAGCCCCGAAAACCTGCCGTTTGTGGACCTTCCACACATGGCGAACTTCTCAGGTGGTGGAACTGGGACCTAAATCTGGCGCGTCTACCAGTTCCGCCACGCCCGCTTGGTGAGCCCCTCGGAGCGCGGGGTCCTATCAGGTCAGGCAGCTTGCGAAAAGTGCCTATCTACCCCGCCCGTGGGGTAAGCGTGGGGGGCGTGGGGAATGGCAGTTTTCTGGGCTTTTTCGCCCATCGCCGAGGTGTATTCCCCCACCCTACCCAACGCATCCTCCAGGTTTTGCGGCTTCACATGTGCGTAGCGAAGCGTGGTCTCAATGCGTTTGTGGCCCATCCATTCCTTGATGACAAACACATTTATCCCGGCGTCGACCATGCGAGTGGCGCGGGTGTGACGGGTGACGTGGAAGACGAACTCCGAGTCGTTCTCCAGCCCCATGTGCTTCTTCGCTCGCTCCCACCAGGACCTCAGGTTCCGTTGAGACGGCATCGTCTTGGACGTTATCAGGTCGTGGAGCATCGCGGCCGTCTCGGCGGACATGGGGACCGTGCGGGGCGTGTCGGTCTTCGTCTCCCAGAGATGCAGGCGGGTGCCGTTGATCTGCCCCTCCTCGGCCGTGAGGAGCTCGTCCCGGCGGCATCCGGTCTCGATAGCGACCTTGATGAGCTTCCAGACGTTGTGCTGCCCCTTGCCCTCCAGGTACTCGCGGAGCTGCTCTTCCTCCTGGGCCGTGATCCACCGGATGCGCCCGACGCTCTCCTTGCGCCACGCGAAGGCAATCTCGTCCTTGATGGGGATCGTGCGGTACTTGCGGCCCTTCGCCCACACCAGGAACGTGCGGAGATGGCTGAGGTAGCGATTTATGGTCCCGTCCGCCTTGCCCTTCTTGGACAGCGCAGCGACGATCCGATCGACCGCGAGGGTGTCTACGGCATCTAGGCGGGTCGTCGGGCCCAGGATGGTCGCACAGGCCTCTACGTGGGCCCAGCTACAGTCCTCGGAGCTGTTGCCTCGCCAGAGGCTTCCCTTGGCCAACGGGATGACCGAGGAGAACGTGTGGACCTCAGGGGACCCTGGGGCCCGCTTGGTGCCGTCCAGTTCCTCTCCGCGCTCCCAGGCGGCCAGGACGGCCTTCTCGTCGGCTTGGGCTTCCTTGAGGCTGTCCCAGCGCTTGCGGTATCGCTCCTTGCCCTTCTGGAGCTCCACCCGGAAGCGCCCGGTGAGCTTGCCGTCCTTCTTGTCCGGATAGATTGCCATGGTCGTCTCGCTCCTAGTCGCGCTCGATGTTGCGGAGGGCCAGCTTGCCCTTGGGGGTGAGGAAGAAGCACTTGACCCTAAGGTTCATGGGGTCGGTTCGGGACTCGATGAGGCCGTAACCCGGCTCCATCTTGCGATTGCGGGGGCCGAGGTCGAGAAGGTGCCTGGACATGGTCGATACGTTTGCGCCGACGACCTCCGCGAGCTCCGTCATGGACTTCCCCTCGTTCTCGCAGACGGCGATGAAGGTCCGCATCATCTGGCTCGGGATGGTCGGATCGGTCGACGCCTGAAGCGCCATGATGCACCGATCGAACTCTTTCAGCTTGCTCGACACGATGTCTCCTTTCGTTGTTGGCCCCATTGCAAACCTTCGCTGGCCTGCGATGTTCCCTATATGTGGAATATCCACTGTCGTAAAGGGAGATGAAAAAACACCCCCTGAGTCTTTTTGGGACAGGGGGGTGTTTGGGGCTCTTACGAGAGGAGCGCGACGATCTTGGGGCCCAGAAGGCCGACAATCGGGATGAGGGCGCCGCCGGCCCACTTCAGCATCCCGAGCTGGGTCTTGAGCTGAGCGTGGTTGCCTTCAAGAGCCATGAGGCGCGAGTCGTGGCTGTCGACCTTGTCGGACACGGCGTCGACCCGTTCGGTCGCTCCGTCCATCTTGGTCTCGATACGCACCAGGCGCTCCCGCATCTCAAACATGAGGGTTACGGGCGCCAGGTCGGTGGGGGTCATGATATTCCTGGAAGTGTCTGTCCGACGATCGAGCGCCGGCAATGCCCCGGCGGTTCGCCGAGAAGGGTGAAGATGTGGTCGATGATGGGCTCCGCGATACGCGCCCAGCGGCGGCCCTCCAGCGACTTTCGGCCCACGATGGAGCTGATAGTCTCTTGGGGGCTCGGGAGGGCGGCTAGGCCCGCGAGGTACAGAGGGCCCGCGAAGGTGACGTAGAGGAGCTGGTCGAGAGCCACGAGCCACGCCCGGACCAGAAGTTGGAGGCGGCTCACAATCAGCCCACCGGGCTCGGCCAGGAGACGGCCGACGAGGCCACAATGGCCCCCACGGTGCCG